AACCACTTTGTAGTGTCACAACATTGTCAGTACCTCCATAATTTATGCCTATTGTTTGACCCGTAACTCCTTTTATCCAAACTGAAAAGGTACCATTTACACCAGTTAAACTAATAGCTTTTGCCCAAATTTGATTGTTTGAAGTAAATAAAATACGTGTGCTTGTATTTGTTCCATCGGGTGCAGTTCCATAGTTCGCAGTTGCAGTAATACTTCCCAAATAAGCATACCAACCATTTGTAAAATCCTCCGACCAACTCAACAAATTATAAGGCACTAACTCAACCAACCCCGCAGAGTTAACTCTTGTAGCAGTTGTTGCTCTTGTTACGGACATATCGCCCGAACCATCGGAGGGAATAACGGAGTAAAGTTTGCCCTCTTTTACTCCATTCGGAGTCACAACCAAAGATGCCTGTGTTAATAGACTCATGATAAGCTATTTAGAAATGATATTAAACAGTTTTGTGCCTCAAATGTACCGCCATCAGCTTGCACTCTGTTACGAAATGATACAGCTATATAGTTAGGATCACCTATGTAGTTGGCTCCTACGGCATTTGCTATGGCGCTAAATATCCACATATTACCACATTGCTACGATATTGCTAGCCGTTGTGTTGGTAGCAAATACTCTTACAACATTCACAGGAAGCGTTGTGCCGCCTAATACGTTTGTGAATACCACATCATCACCGCCTTCAGTTAGAACGCGAAGATTTCCGCCAGTGCCGATATAAAGGACACAAGGCCAGCTTGGAGTCGTTCCGTCACCACCTACGTATGGGATGTTCACAGTGTCGCTCGGTGTAACTAATGCCGCGCGTTGTACTTGTAGTTTTTGATATGCCATGTCTTATTTTTTAGTAGACTTACCGTTCGCTCCATTGCGAGCTCGGTTTGTCTTTGGGTTTTCTTTTACAAATTTACCACTTTTTGTGGAACTCATGTCAGGGCCACCCTTGCCATCAATGCCGGCTTGCCGGCGAGCTTTTGTGTGGTCAGCCCGGTATTGCTTACGTTCTTCTGATCGGTTAATTTTCCGTTGACTCTCCCTCCTGCGCTCTGCTGCGTCCGGATGAGTCGCGTAATACTTCGATGTCTTGCTTTGTCCCATAGAATAGTTTGTTTATTAATAGGTCTGGGTTGTTAAGAGAGGCCTGCCTCTCTTGACAGCCGCAGTCCTCTCCAACTAGTTTATCGATACCTGTTGCCTCAGTAATAGCGGCAATCGTATCACCTAGACCTTTGTGTCTTTTTATTACGATCATTTTTAGGAGGTTTATTGCTCACAGTAACTGGTTTAGTCTGCATACTTCTTTTTATACCTAAGTCATCAAATTGAGTTAAATCAGATGCTTTCTGAAGACGTCCACCATATTTACCAATTAATTTTGTACCTGTGGAAAATTGCTTAATATTTTTAGCTTGTCTAGATGTTAACTGAACACCTTCTACAGCAGCTTTAGCTATTTTACCAGCCTTACCAACTTTACCAATAAGAGGAATAGCACCAAATACTTCAAGAGCTGTCTCTCCTGACATTAATCCATTTTTCTTAACAGATCTATATACATCATCCCATGATGATATGCCTGTAGGATCAACTACCTCGATTACATTTTCCATAAATGAATCAGGTGATTTGGTGGTTTTTTTAGTCAACCTATCAACATCTCTATTTTTAAACGGTGTATTGTTATAGTCCATTTTTTGATTTTTTATAGTTCTGCATTGCTTCTCTTCTAGCGTCGCCCTTCTTCCAGGCTCCAAATGCCATCTTCTCAGCTCTTTTCTCAGTTGCAAATTTAACTACCTCGCCTCTCTTCTTGGCCTCACCATAAGCCTCAGATGTGTTAGGCATGTCGGTCCAATCTTTGTACTCATGTGATCCTGGCTTATTAGGGAAAACAGTAGGGAACGCCTCCTTGCCACGACTAGACATCAAGTGTGACGATACGTCACCGTTCGGCATGTTGACATACTCTTCGCCACGCATCTCGCGGATCCTTTTCTTCTTGCCTATGAAGTCAATGTCTGAGTTCTTGAACGGTATCTTATTGTAGTCCATTACGATCCTTTTTTCCATTTAGTGCTAGGTGATGCGGTCTTGCTTGGAGACCACTTTGTTTTGTCAGCCCAAAAAGCCGCCGACATTTTGCCTTTTGCAATATTCTTTGCGTGACGGCTCTTGAAAGCCTCACGCTGACCAACCGTCTGATTGGTCTTAACGTTTTGCTGCCCAAATCTGATCAATTTTACTTGGTCACCTTCTTTGGCAACCACGACATGACTCTTAGTCGGGTGACTAGGAGTGCGCTTCGGCTTATTAAAGCCACTAACCCCTGCTCTTTCTAGTCTTGGATCCATCTTTCTTTGCTGTTTTTGCGGCGTCCTTAAAATTCTGAGCCTTTGGAGCTCCCTTCTCTCCTGGTTTACGCATTGTCTCACCTGATCCAGCTTTAATTCGCTCTCTCTTTGCGTGAATGTTGCTATATAGTCCCATAATTAATATATTTGTACAAATATAATGAAAGTTAGAAAAACAATCATCTACGAAAGGATAGTAAAGCGCGAACCGCTGAAGTATGACTTTCTTACAGAGTGGGCAATCGTAAGACGATGGGCTCAAGTGAACTATGGCATCAGACTCTCAGATCTTGAGATGCTATTCTTTTTACATGGCAATAGGTTTTTTAGAAAGTCAGACTTTGACGAATACAAGAACTTCATGACTTGGGATAGAGACCGATTCAACAGATTGTTAAAGGAGGGCTGGATCAGTGAATGGCGACAGAAAAATTACAATGAAGGCCAACTGTATGAGGTGTCTTTTAAGGCCAAGAAAATGATTACGTCGATCTATAAGAAGTTGACCGGTGAAGAACCAATACCAACCTCTGTAAGACGCAATAAGGCCTTTAGAAAAAACGCACCGTTCAATCAGAAGACCTTAGCTATTGCGATAACAGATTTTAACCGAAGACGCAAACAACGTCCCTCTCCTGAATTATAGTCATCCTTTCATTATCAAGGATGACCTCGTGGCTTTGCACTTTGTCGTATAGGATAGTATCCTCGGAATTTATGCCGAGGATGTTATCGCCTACTTTGTAGACAATAGCCTTATGGTACCGCATATCGTTGGAATCCTCTCCGGTTAAGAGTAGACCACTCTTGGTCTGCTTTTGTTCATTTACTCGCTGAACAAGTAAGAACTTATTTAATACTTTCATCTGCTCTGATATTTGTAATGATTGCGTTTGTGCTCATTATCGTCGTTGCTACCGACACAGCGTTCAACAAAGCGTTCTTAGTGACTTTAGCCGGGTCAATGATACCAAGCTTAATCATGTCACCATACTGCTCACCCTTCACGTCATAGCCCTCGTTAGGGAACGGAAGGATGCCGTCCATGATGAACTGAGCATCTTTACCAGCGTTGTCAAGTATTTGACGCATAGGTGATGTTAATGCCTTGTACATGATCTGAGCCGATGCAGAGTTAATGGCTTTTAGGTTTTGATGAGCATACTCATACAGCGCAACACCACCACCAGGGAGAATGCCCTCCTCTAATGCAGCCTCAACAGCGCAGACAGCGTCATCGATGCGGTCACGCTTCTCCTTCTGCTCAATGTCGCTGAGCGCTCCAACGTGGATCACAGCAACACCGCCCGATAGGTTGGCTGCTCGCTCTTTGCGGTTGTCAAGCTCTTCTTTTGTTATGCCTTCGAATATGGTCTCGTTGATGTCGGCAATGCGGGCGTCTATGCTATCTTGAGAGCTAGCATAGGGCATGAATATAGTATTGTCCTTGCCAACGATCACCTTAGCGCAACGACCAAGATGTGCCACGTCAATAAGAGATAGGTCATCACCAGTGTCCTCACTAAAGTATGTGCCGTCCAATACGATTGCTAGGTCTTCCAACAAGTCTTTCTGACGGTACCCGAAGTTCGGAGGCATGATGTGACAAGCCTTTATCTTGCCTTGAGCGACATTTATATTAAGGGTATTAAGTGCAGCAGGAGTCATCTCACCGATGATGAGTAGTGACTTATTTTGCGCTACAACATGCTGTAGGACCTTCTCAATGTTGAGTAGGTTATTGATCTCTTGGTCAGTGATTAAGACGTATGGGTTCTCTAGCACAGCCTCCTGACGCTTGTAGTCAGTGATGAAGTGGCGACTAGTCCAACCTCGGTCAGCTTTAATCCCCTTGATCACCTCAACATACGTGTTGTGGTCCTTACTGTTCTCAACAGATACCATCTTAACCTCACTGAACGCGTCAGCGATCATACCACCAATAGTGGTGTCATTGTTGGCACTGATTGACGCAACGTCTTTTAGCTTCTTGCCTGAGAGTTTCTTTGCTCGTTTGGTTAAGTGTGTCACGACGTCTGTCGTGATGCTATTGATCTCACGAATCACCTCAGTAACATTTTCGTCTGGGCTTAGGAACTCATATGCACCGTCAACAATAGCCTCAGCGATCACGATTGACGTGGTTGTCCCATCACCTGCAACAGTAGCCGTCTTCTCAGCAGCCTGGCGCATCATCATGACAGCCAAGTTCTCGACCGGGTCATAGAGATTGATCGACTTAGCGACCGTCACACCGTCCTTTGTTACTGTAATACCACCTACGTGGTGTTCTGATTCGATTAGGACTGTCCGTCCTCGCGCACCGAGAGTGCTTTTTACTGCTCCAGCGATCGTTTTGATGCCTCTAGTGAGCTTTTGGCGACCTTCATCGCCTAAATGTACATGTTTTACTACCATTTTATTAGATTTATACCACAAAAATAGTATATTTTGTGGTATTAGCCCTCACTTGGAGGGCTTTAATGTATTATCTTAGCTTTTTTAGTCTTCCAACTTGCTCTTTTATGGTATTCCGATTGGCTGCATTGTCTTGCTCAGATCTATAACCAGTAGCCATGCCAGGTACGTCAAGTGGATTTTTAGATCCGGTAAACTTACTAGCACTTCGTGCCTGACGAATGTCAGCAGTTGTAGCTTTAACACCAGCCATGTTACCTTCTTTGGCGTATTGTTTACGCTGAGACTTCATCTCACCTTTGTATTGGTTGATAGTGGACTTTGGTGACGCAATAAAGCTCTCACCTAAGTTGGTCTTAGATGCGTATGAAGCAAACTGCTTAAGCTGTTTATTAGACATACCAGCTGTGCTTGGATTGACGTCACCGAACCAACCCTCAGTAGCTGTGCTTTTAGATTTTAGTTGCTTAAGTGATCCAGCTTTAGGCGCAACAGTCGCCTTCTTGGTTGGCATTTTGTTTAGCTCAACTTTAGACCAGTCGGCTTTTTGTGCTGTTGGCTTGGTTGGCTCCTTATAAGTTATGTGACCAATAAATTTATTGGGACTAGACGCAACCTTCTTCAAAAAATCAGCTTCTGATCCACTAGCTCTTGGTCTCTCAATGCGAGTGGCCTCTGGCTCGTCAAATCGCCTGTTCTTATTATATACCGATAAGCCCTCAGGACTAAGGTCAATAGCACCACCAGTAAATTGAGAGTAAGACTTAGCTGTTTTTGGTGTGTTCTTGTATGTGCTGACTTGAGCTTCGTATCTATCTCTATCAGATTTAAAAGCAGCATCCTGAGCCTCTAGCTCAGTTGCTGGGATTAACCTTCTTTTAGGTGGATCTGTGCGTTTTATTGCCATTGTATAACGATTTTAAAAATTACTATATTAAAGACCAACTCGTTCTGTGGCCATTCATCATCGCCCGGAAAGTATTCCAGGCCGACCGCTAGGCCGTAAGTTGGGACGAGTAGGATTGTCATTGTTTTTTAGAAACCGCTTTTTTTATACCCTTTTGATTGTAGGCTATCAACCTTTTTACGATAGTTAGCTGCTTTTTCAGATGATTTTGCATCCTGAATTTTTTCTTTTTTTGCTCTTTCATTATAAAGAGCAGCGTCTTTATTAAGAATTCTCTGCATATGAGGAGTTCTCATAGATTTATCAAAACCAAACAACGCTTCTGATGCTTTTATCATTGTGGCTCTTGTACGAATTTCCCTTTCACCCATTTTAGCAACAGGGCCTTGTTTCTTGGGTTTAACAGTTACCTCTTTAGTTGTTTGAACTCTCATTTTTGGCTCAGGATCTCCATTACCAAATTTACCCGACATTTTGTCGATGGCCGTATTATTGAACGGCATACCGTAATTTTTCATGATCTTTTTTTTTACAAATATACTAATTTTTATATGTATGGAATTGTTGGGTAATACCCCCATGTGACGCGAGCCGGCGCGGAAGGGAAACCGATCTGATTTTACCCCGGGGGGTATGGTTTTCAGACTTTTCGGCCGAACTTTTTGGCTTTTCCGGTAGGCCGGTCGTTTGACGTCAATACCAATACACACGGCCTGCAGACCGCACTACCGCTTTGTCGTTGCGTTTGCTAGGCATGTCTTATAATTTGCATTATGTTAAATAGAATGTACTTAAGACCAACCAACGCATCGGCCGTTCGGTCGGTCAATCGGTCGGCCGTTCGTTGCGTTTGTCGGGTTGGTTGCAGGTGTGTAAGGTGGGGGTTGCCCCTACCTACCAAAATAAATACCAAAGTGGTTTGGTGTAATCCTGGTTAACGTTCATTCGTAACTACCTACGAATCAACACTTTACATTTAATAAGCAACATGTCCTTATTTAGAATGAATATAAATTAGCATAAAATGTGAAAATAATTGTCAAAGTATAGTTGACAATCAAAATAGTATACATATATTTGTATCAAGCAAACGAGCTAATAACAATTGAAATAAGACACTATATATCGGTGACCATTGACCAATACTTAGTCCTATGCAATGTGACAAGGTGAAAGTAATAAGTAGGGCAAGGCGGTGGTAATAAATTCCAAGCTAGTGTTTTAATAATAATGCAAGCCTTCAGACGTACAAGCGACGAGCCATGTTGCTGATAGGTGGCCGAAACGATAAAGCTTCACTAAGCGCCTTTCGAGGACAACGCCGTGGTAAAGTGGTTCAAAGGTAGGCCCGCTACATTAAACAAGAGGTTCTTTGACATATTGGTAAGACTATAAACTAACTAGGTGAGTCACACTAGGCCGATGCGGTAAGTATAAAGACTCCGCTACGTCGGGGCGCTCGATACACTACTCAGGTGGTCGACGTCAACCTCACAGGCCAAATGGTGATGCCTGTAGAGACTAAAAGAGAGCACGTAGTTTCACGTGACGTGCAAAAAATTAGGTGCAGTTAGGATGACTAATTCATGAGAGCGATACTCACTGCACCACTAACTTTAATACAAAACATCATGGAATCAATTAAAAAAAGACATCAGCAAAAATACGGGTATAGCCCAACTGATAATGAGGTGTTAAGTCTATACTTAAATGGTGAATTAACACTATCAGATAAAGAAGAAAATAAATTAATAAAGCACTTTAATCTTTAATATCATGGAGACAAGAGTAATCAGAATCGAAGGCCGTTACGAGGTAATTGGCTTTTTTCAGGAAGGCGTGCTCATTAAGACACGCAAGTTATTAATCCCATTTAGATACAGATGAACGAAAAAATCAACATGAAGCAGGCGCTAGTTAATGCGCTCATTCAATCAGAAATCAACAGAGGTAGAACAAATATCTCAAAACAAACAATTGCCCACTTTGGCTTATTCGCTAACAAATTAATACACCCAAAAAAATGACAACACTACAAACATTCAAAGCACTTATCAACGGGACGTTGGTAACTGTTGACCAACTAAAAGGTAACAACGGACGCCAAGACATCCGCTACAAATTGCATCGAACCGAGTACACCAACCATGGTTGGACAATTGTTTACGAAGAGACAACGCTCAGTGCCGACAACTTTTGGAATCTTAACCCTCAAATACAAAAATAATCATGAAAGCACTAATCATCATCGCAAAGGCCATCCAAATATGCATGGCAAGTTCAGTAGGCATTGCAATCGCATTCGCCTTGTACAAAGTAGTAACAAACCAAGTAGGAGGCATGTCAATATGAAAGTCAAAATCAAATTTCTAAATAGGTGGTGTCAAGTCATCTATGTCGACAAAACGTTTGTTGACAAAAATCATTTTAATAACTACCTAAACTTCATGTTCATCGAGTATGGTTACTCAATGGATGAGGTTTGGAATAACAACTAGAAACCATGATAAAATTTGCAGTCCACCACGTGTTCGATTGTTTAGACTACAACGAGCATTTTTATTTCCAGTCATTCGGTGAAGCGTTTGACCTATTCACTGAAATCAAAGAAGCCATCCAAACGCATAGAACAATAGTCGAGACTTACACCGACTCAACTGATGAGTTCTACGTGCACTTAGACGACGGCTTAGAAAAAGTATACATCCAAACAATTGACCTATGAAAAAATTTGCAAGAAAATGTGATGTCACCGGGCGTGGCATGAACGAAGGATGGGTATGGGGCGAAGGCACATACTACACATCAACTAAAGAAAACACAATAGCCGAGTTGCGTAGCGACATTGAAGATGGCGCATACGATTTCGATGAGCTAGGCGCAAGTAAGCTATTGAAATTATCAGACGACCAATTGTTGCAGTATGCATATGACAACGATGTGCTATACTACACCGAATGGGAAGAATTAGACGACGACGAGTGGTATGATGAAGACGGAAGTGTACACATATTTGATAACGAATTTAACAACTAGAAATCATGAGAGTAATTAGAATCAACACAACGGCATGGGAAGAAGAGGACTTCTACCTATTGACAACATTAACCGATGACCAAATCATCGAAGTAGTTAAACCAATTGTACAAGCGGAGCGAGATGGCGACGAATGTTATGACAACGAAACCTTAGTTGAGGTATTGAAAGACCTCTATCCGAATGAGTACGTTGAAATGTATATAGAATTTGATAAACTAACAATATGAAAGAGAGACTAGAATACTTAAGACAAGAGCTTAGAGCAGAGACAATAAGCCTAGGTGAATTAATTGAACTACAAAGCTTGGCTGAGTTCATCGAAAAAGATGACGTAGAATTATTAGAAGCAGCCGGAGTCGAAGAACTTTAAAACTAAGAAATCATGAGAAATATAACAAGTGTAGCATTCGAATGGAGTGCAGACGATATCGAAAGACATATCGAAAATTTATCAAGTGATGACCAAGTAATTGCTGAGTCTAGGATTGACAGCCAACACGAATTTCTTGAGAACGTAATCGAATACCATAAATATGACATCATTGATTTTATCAATAATTTAATTACAAATGCAATTTATAATGAAATTAGATAACAAACCAACAATACTCATTGACGATAGTCAATCAGAATTGACCGGTAACTACAAATTGGTTGGTCAGGTAGCCGGGACATCAAACAAGTACATTGTGCGATGTCCTGATACCGACGCACTACACATTGTTGAACTTAATTTAATTGATGTAATATGAACATACCACAAGGCCACGAACTAGTTGGCCACCTAACAGCAAATATGTATCTCATTCGATGCATAAGTACTAACGCAATTTTTATTATACAGCTATGATAAAACTATCTAACCAAGAGACCCTCATTGTGAGCGGTCGTCAGTTCGTCCTAACGGGCGACTACAAAGTAATCGGCAATGTAACTGAAACCACAATTGCAGTTCAGTGCCCAATGTCTAACCAAGTATTTATAATTAAGTCATGAGAATTGAAATAACCAACCAATACGGATTTGCGCACTATTGGACGCTAGTCTATCGAAACAAGTCATACTACCTAGGCCAAGACGTAAAGTTTTGCACCCGAGTTCTCCAGATGCTACCACGAGACGTCGTCCAAGCAATTGGCACACGAGAGATAGACAAACCAACGGGCAACAAGAAGCTCGCTCAGTTTATCGTCAAGACCTTAAAGGAAAGACACTTGATCAACTTTAAAAATTTACAACCATGGGAACTTTGTGCCGAATGAAAGAATGGATTGCCGATGGCAATGTCACAATCATCAATGGCTTTTACACCACGCAGTGCAGTCAGTACACCAACCGACTCACCTTACGCCAACTCGTGGCGTATTTCATCCGTGAATACGGTATATGACGCTATAACCCTTATAAACACTACGTTCATGACGACTCATGACGACTTTATGACGAAATTATTTCGCTTAACACACTAATTCTCAGTGTGTTACGCTAAAATATGACGAAATGACGAAAAAATACCCCTATACGGAGAAAATAAAACTACTATATATATATATACTTATAAGTTATACTACTTTTTTTTTTTTTCTACATAAAGGGTAAAAAGTCGTCATATCGTCATAAAGTCAATAACAATAAGGGATACAGCAAAAAAACTCGTCATAATTTCGTCATAAAGGCCTAAAAGTCGTCATATATTGACAAAAGTCGTCATGCATTTCACCCATTTTTACCATCAATTCACCATAACTTAAAATTATTTGTAGTACTTTTACTTCACTAAAAGTTATACGATGGAAAAAATAAAATTACGCTACAGACAATTATTAAACGACTCAATCAAGTCAAACCGATGGAACAAGAACTCGACAATCAGACAACTTGTTTGTCTGAATCGTGAGAAATTCCGCATGTATCTCGAGTCCCAGTTCACCGACGAGATGACATGGGACAACTTCGGCACCTATTGGTACCTTAAATTCCGCACACCACTCAAGACAGCTAAAAGCGAGACTGAGCTAGTGCAATTATTTCACTTCTTAAACATCTACCCACATGAAACTATTCGAGCTAAAAAAAATCCAAACCAACTTCCCGGCAGTCAAGATAACGAGCTCTAGTGAGGCCGCTGATTTCATCCGTCAATTCTACGGAGACGACATCGAGGTATTTGAAAGCGCGTTCATTTTATTACTCAATCGGCAGAACAAGACAATCGGCTACGCCAAGATATCCCAGGGTGGTATTGCAGGTACATATGTTGACCCGAAGATAGTCGCAAAGTATGGTGTTGACAGCCTATCGAGCGGTGTAATCTTTTGTCACAACCATCCATCGGGAAACCCTGATCCATCCGTTGAAGATATTCAACTGAGTAAAAAACTAAAGCAAGGCCTTAACTTGCTCGACATCAACCTATTAGATAGTATTATATTAACCCCTACTTCAGCTTATACATCATTAGCTGACCTAGGACAACTTTAAACATTATGAACGCAGTAATCCAATCCTTCCTTGAAGGCAAAAAGAAAAAACAAGGTAACGGCCAAACGGATGGTCGTTCATTATTTCTGTTTGGAAACCTCATCGCCGAGCACCGAACCGATGGCCTATATGTCACCAATGCAGGATGGCCGACCCGAACAACCAACAAGTGGTTGAATATGTTGCCCGATGTATCGGTCTACATGCATAAGAAAAAACCAATCCTAAACGGCAACCAATGGGACGGCGAAATGACAAAGGTCAACAGCAATCCACAGCCAGATGCCCCGCATGTCGGCATGTGTTTCGACGAAAGCCAAGAGTACGTCCGCTTGGATGGTTGGAGAGGCTACGCTAAACCAAAGTACTCAGTTCACTGTGAGCCTGACACTGGTGGATGGGACGACAGCCCGTATCCAAATGCTGCGCTAAATCTTAGCGCAAAATTAACTGAGCTAAAGGCACAAGGCATACCAACTAAGGTTGTCACTTTAGAAACGAGTAACGTTTTCTGCGTCAACCATTTCATTATTGTACCACCTAAATTCTTTTCAAATGATAACTAAACATGACCTTGAGTATATCGGTTATAAAGATATAACCGATTATTTCGAATCCATCTGCCAACAGCTAGAGCAAAACAACCACTCAACAGCCCAACAGATGCAGGCCAAGTTATCACGCGGCCAGCTGCTAACCTTCGAGCAGTTTATAGACGAGGCATATCACTATGAACTAAAAGACAACCTATGAACAAGAGAGAACAAATTGCAGCAATGGCAATGCAAGCATTAATCGACAACAAGAAAAATTTACATATTGATGAAGCTAGAAGAATAGCTATAGAGGCCGTAAGAATGGCTGATGCGTTACTAACAATACTTAGAGATGATGAAGAAGATAGGATGGTTTAGCTGCGGAGTAACGTCCGCGGTTGCGTGCAAGTTGGCACTAGACAAGTATGGCAAAGACAACGTTGAGTTGTACTACATGGTCATTGATTCGGCTCACAAAGACAACGAGAGATTCATAGATGATTGTGAGAAGTGGTACGGCAAGCAGATAATTCGCCGGCGCAGTCCAAAGTATTTGGACCAATTTGAGGTCATTAATAAGACTAGGTACATCAACGGCCCATCAGGTGCAAGGTGCACACTGGAGTTAAAGAAAAACGTCAGGTATTCAATTGAGAAGGAGATAGACTACGATGGGCAGATATTCGGCTTTGAGTTCTCAAAGAAGGAGGTCAATCGTGCGATTAGGTTCTCTCAGCAGTATCCTCAGGCCAAGCCGTTATACCCATTAATTGATCGACAGATGACAAAGAAGCAGTGTGCTGAGTTGTTAATGCGCAATGGCATCGCGTTGCCTGAGATGTATAATTTAGGTTTCCACAATAATAACTGCATTGGATGCGTTAAGGGAGGTAAGGGCTATTGGAATCACGTCCGCAAGCACTTTCCGGATACATTTGAAAAGATGTCTGAGTTGGAAGAATTGGTAGGCAATAGTTGCATCAAGGGTAAATTCTTAAAAGACTTAGGTCTAAATGAAGGAAGGCATGAGCCACCGATAGTCCCAGACTGCGGTACATTTTGTGAGATTGAGTTTGCTGATATAATTGACAAGGACACCGAGCGCATTATGTCAGGCGAGGCAACGTTTAACCAACTAAAACTATTTTAGATGACACCAAAAGATAAAGCTGAACAACTGGTAGACCTATACTACCCAATATTTACTCATAGTATGGCTATGTTTGATGCTAAGAAATGCGCATTAATTGCAGTTGATTTATTAATGGAAGAGGCGTATCGTCAACATGACTACGAAGGCTTTATATCATATTGGAAAGAAGTTAAACACGAAATCGAAAAGTTATGAAAATAAGAATAACTGAAAGTTGGCCAGCCGGTAGGACTATCGGCCTGTCTATTGCCCTGAGTTTGGATGACAGGGAGATACTCATCCATTTTTTATTACACGGAATATCTATAAAGTTATGATGAATTACAGTAAGTACCACATATG